GAACCACCGCAAGCACTACCTGCGCCTGGTCGAGTCGCTCGTGCCCGACGCCGTGAGGCAGCTCCGCCGCCTGGTTGTCGCGGGCCTCGCTGTCGAGTCCGACATCCCCGAGCACGTCCGGCTCCGGGCCGCTCAGGACATCCTCGACCGCGCCGGGCTCGGCGCCCGCCAGGTCCATGAGCACGGCGGCCTCGACGGTGGGCCCATTCCCGTCGAGGTCCGCGTCGCCGAGCTGCTCGACCGTGTCGGCCAACTCTCCGCCGGCGTCGTCGTCGACACCACGCGGGCCGATGCCGACGACCCCGATGCCTGACGAGCCGACCGTCGCCAACGGCCACGGCGGCCAGGCCCTCGCCGTCGTCGAGAAGGCCGCGATCCCGGCGGCCAAGGGCGACGACTTCGCCGCGCTGGGCTCGACGGCGGTGCGCCATTCCAGCGGCACGCTGGCCGAGGACTACCTCCCCGGCCTGCGTGGTCCCCGGGGCGTCAAGGCCATCGGCGACATGCTCGACGACCCCATCATCGGCGGGTCCATGATGGCCATCGACAAGCTCCTCGGCCAGGTCGAGTGGGTGTGGGAGCCCCGCGACGACTCGGCCGAGGCGCGCCGCTGGGCGGACTTCGCCGCCACCTGCGCCGAGGACATGTCGGCGTCGTGGGCCGACACGCTCACGACCATCGGCAGCTTCCGGCCCTACGGCTGGGCCTACTGCGCCATCGGCTACAAGCGCCGACTCGGCGAGCAGCCCGACGACCCGTCGAACCCGGACGCGCTGCCTTCGTCGGACTACGACGACGGCCTCGTGGGGTGGCGGCGCATCGAGCTGCGCCCGCAGGAGTCCCTCGACCGCTGGGCCTTCGACGCCGACGGGTGGCTGCGGGGCATGTGGCAGCGCCAGGACGCGAAGCCCTCGGTGCTCATCCCCCTCGAGCAGGCGCTGCTGTTCCGGTCGTTGAGCTACACCGACTCGCCTCAGGGGCGCAGCGTGCTGCGATCGGCGTACACGCCGTGGTGGGACAAGCGCCGCATCCGTGAACTCGAGCTCATCGGCATCGAGCGCGACCTCGCCGGCCTCCCCATGGCCGGCGTGCCGCCGCGCATTCTCTCGTCGCAGTCGACGAGCGAGGATCGTCTCAAGCTGCAGGCGTTCCAGCAGGTCGTCACCGGGGTCCGCCGCAACGCCCAGGAGGGCCTGATCTGGCCGCTGGAGTACGACGAGAACGGCAACAAGATCTACACGTTCGACCTGCTCGGCACCGGCTCCCGACGCCAGATCGACATCTCCGAGGTCATCGCCCGCAAGAACGCCGAGATGGCGATCTCCGTGCTCACGGACTGGCTGCTGCTGGGCCACGAGCAGACCGGCAGCAGAGCCGTCGCAGGCACGAAGGTCGATGTCTTCACGGCTGCGCTCGACGCCTGGTCCCGCTCGACCGCGGGCGTGTTCAACGCCCACGGAACCCCACGGCTGATGGCGATGAACGGCGCGCCGAAGCGCCTCGCGCCGAAGCTGCGCCCGGCCAACGTCGAGAAGGTCGACATCGCCGAGTTCGCCAGCTCGATCTCCTCGCTGCTGACCGCGGGCGGGCTCACTCCCGACGCCACCCTGGAAGACCGGATCCGCGACGTGCTCGGCCTTCCGCCGCGTCAGGATGCGAGCGCGGCGTGAAGACCTTGGCCGAGGTCCACGAGGATGCCCTGGCATTGCGCGAGCTCACCGGATGGGGACTGGAGCGCTGCATGGTCGAGGCACAGCGCCGAGGGCGCCAGGCGCAGGTCGTCGGCATGGTTGGCAAACTCGGCGAGTCGATGCGCGGGGTCGGCGAGGCGGCGGTGCGGGCGAGCCGACAGTTGGACACGTGGCGTCAGGCGTGGGAGACACAGCCGTGACCCTCCGGCTCCGCCCCACCCGCCGTGGTTCTATGGCACCGCCCTCACGGCCGGTGGGAGCTGACCCTGCCATCACAGACGACGTGGCCAAGTCGGCGCTCGTTGAAGCCCTCGTGGCCAAGCTGCTCTGGTCGCTGTTCCGCCGCCTCGCCCAGCGTGCCGCCTCTCGCATCCTCGGCCCCCTCGATTCGCCGGGCCAAGGGCCCGAGATCATCGCCGCTCGCGTCGCCACCGAATCCTTCGATGGCGACGAGCTGCGCTCCGCCGCGGCCGAGGTGGCGACGCACCTGGGCGACGAGTTTGCCAAGGGCGCGGCCGATGCAGCCCGCCTCACCGCCGGCGCGGTGATTCGACCCAGGGACGCCGCCACCTGGGCGACTGCGCATGCCGGCGAGCTGGTGAAGGCGATCGACGGTCCGACGCGTGACGCCGTACGGCTCGTCACGCTCCAGGCTTTGCGTGACGGCCTGCCCAGCCGCGAGGCCGCCGCCCGCATCGGCCGAGTGGTCGGGCTGCATCCGGCGTGGGCCAAGGCCGTGGCGACCTACGAGGCCAACCTGCGCAGCGGTGGGATGAGCGCAGATCGCGCCACGGCAAAGGCCGATGAGTACGCCGACCGACTGCGCCGGCGCAGGGCTGAGAACATCGCCCGCACCGAGTTGCAGCGGGCGTCCTACGAGGGCCGATTGGCCGCCTGGCGCGCCGCTGAGTCGTCGGGGGCTGTCGCCGCCCCGGTGAAGGTGTGGCGCACCGCCAAGGAGCGGGTGTGCCCGATCTGTAAGCCGCTCGACGGCGTGCGTGTGCACGGACTCGACGCTCCATTCACGTCGGGTCGGGTTGTCGTGCTCGCGCCACCGGCACATCCGTCGTGCCGGTGCACGATCCGCCTCGAAGTCCAGCACGCCCAACCGAGCGGCGCCGTGGCGTGACAAGCGAAGGAGCCGACATGGGCAACGCCCGAGCCTTCACCCGCCCGATGCGCAACGGCGAAGGGGCGTCGAGTCCCGTCACTGCGTCGCCCTCGGCAACGCCAGCCGCTCTGGGATCGTGATGCCGTGAACCCGAGCCTGCGCGCCCGGGTGGAGCGGGACTTCACCTACCACGCACCGAAGGGCGACCAGCCGGCGCGCTACGAGGCCGTCCGCGCCAAGGCCAAGGAGCTGGCCGTGCTCATCATCGAGACGACGCCGGAGAGCCGCGAGCAGTCGAGCGCCCTGACCCGGCTGGAGGAGGCCGTCATGCACGCAAACGCAGCGATCGCCAGGAACGAGCGATGACCTACCTCGTCGCCAACCCCGCCACCGGCGACGTCGCCGGCGCTTATGAGGACGAGGCGGCTGCCCGCGCTCAGATCGCCGCGCTCAAGGCCGCGTCGGACAAGGCCAATCCGGCGGGCGAGCTACGCGCCCGCAAGCTGATCCGCTGGTACAACCTCGGCGCTGGCGGGCAGATCGCGTGGGGCTCCCCCGGCGACTTCGCCGCCTGCGTCCGCATCGCGGCCAAGCACATGACCCCGGCCCAGGCGAAGGGGTTCTGCTCCGAGCGCCACGTCGACGCCACGGGGGCGCGGCCCGGCAAGGCCCCGGCCGAACGGCTGGCGGCGCTGGCCAAGAAGTCCGCCGTCCCAGCCGTGGTCGGCGCGGGCGACGAGGCGTGGTCGGTTGAGCCGTTCAGCCTCGAGGTCGTCGTGGGGTCGACGGCCGGCCTGCTGGTGACGACGGGCGACGCCTGCGTGCTGGTGGGTGGCGACGCCGACGTGCCCGCAGGGGTGGCGAAAGCGGCCACGGGCGCGGCGTGGTCGAGCGAGTCCGTGACTGTCGACCCCACGCTCGACGGCGGGGCGCTGGTGCGTGTCGGCGGCCGCACCGTCGCGTGGGCGCCCGAGTGCGCCGCGGTCCCATCGTGGGCTGAGAAGGCGTCGCTCGCCTTCATCTCGCTGGCCGATGCTGGGGCCGAGGTCCCGCCGGGCTTCGCCGGCTCAGTGGGCGACGCTGGACTAGCGGGTGTCCAGTACGTCTGGCGGAAGGCGGCCAAGGCCGTCAAGTCGCTGATGGGCGAGCCGACCGTCGACGAGACGAGGGAGCTCCTGCGCCTGGCCCTCATCGCCCGGCTCGGTCGGCCCGGCGGCGGCGCGCCGTGGATTCGCGACTTCAGTGATTCGTGGGTCGCCTTCGAGATGAGCTCCGACTATCCGGCCCCAGGGCTCTATGCCGCTCCCTACTCGATCGACGCCGCCGGCGTGGTGACGTTGGGCGGTCCTTCGGCGGTCGAGGCGCACATGGACTACGACCTGGCGACGGCCAAGCACCTCGTCGACCCCGCCGCCGGTCCGCCGATGCCGACGTCGGCCATGGTGGCCCTGTACCCCGACCCCGACACCGCCAAGGCCCTCGCGCTCGACGGGGGTGAGCCGTGGGCCGAGCTGCACGTGACGCTGGCGTTCCTCGGCTCCGACGCGGTCACGACGCTCGACCGTTCGCGCGTCGAGGCGGCGCTCGCCCCAATCGTCGCCACCGCCTCTCCGCTCGAAGGCGTGATCTCCGGTCTCGGTCGCTTCACGCCCGACGTTCCGCCGGGCACAGGCGAGGAGGAGTGGCCGCTCGTCGCCCTGGTCGACATCCCCGCCCTCCCCGAGTTCCGCCAGCGCCTCGTCGCCGCTCTCGACGCCGCCGGCGTCCCGGTCGCCCGCAACCACGGGTTCACCCCGCACTGCACGCTGGCGATGGTCACGCCTGACGAGGAGCAGGCCGCCGCCGCGGTGCTGGCAGCGGGCGTCGACCCCCTGCCGCTGCGCTTCGACGCGGTCACGCTGGCGTGGGGCGCCGACCGTATGGCGCTGCGCCTCGGCGGCTCGCCTCCCGATGACGCCGCCCCCGTCATGCGCGCTGGGCCCGTGCTCAAGATGGTGGAGGCGCAGCGCTACACCTTCGGCCCGCTGTACCCCGCCTCGCCGGAGATCCCCTCGGCGCGCCACCTCGACGCGCACGGCGAGTTCGCCACCGCGGCCGACGTGCAGAAGGCTGTGTGGGGCTACGCCCGCACCGACCCGACCATTCGCCGCCAGCACGCCGCCAAGACGGCCATCGGCGAGCGGGTGGAGCTGGTGTGCTGGCCCCAGGAGTACACGGCGACGCTGACCAAGGCGGACGGAACGACGACGACCCGCACCTTCCCCGCCGGCACGGCGTACCAAGGGGTTATCTGGACCGAGGAGGCTTGGCCCGACGTGAAGGCCGGGCGCATCACCGGCTACTCACTGGGCGGCATGGCGGGACGCGTCGAGGTCGAGTGTGGCGACGACTGAACCGACAGTGGCCCGGCTGAACGGTGTGGGCGCGTCGCTGCCGCCAGTGCTCCAAGCGTGGGTGCGCCAACTCCTCTCGCCGGAGATCGTGCAGATTGTCGCCGAGAAGGGCGCCGGTCAGATCGAGGTCCGCCTCGTCGCCAACCACGGCCGCGTCCGTCGACAGCCGACGGTGCTGCTGAACGCAGGCAACAACGAGCTCGTCCCCGTCGACGACGTAGCTTGAGCGCCGCCGCGGAAGCGGCCCGTCGTTGGGCGAGGTTGCCTCAGCCTCGAAAGTGGTTCCTGACGACGCACTGCGAAGGATGTCTGCACATCCGCAAGGATCATGTCGACGACGGCCCCTGCGCCAACGTATGGCAGTGGGAGTCCGGGCTCATCTCCTGCGGTTGCCAAGCGTTCACTGTTCGCAACGGCTGATCAGCGCTTGACGCCTTGCGCTGATGTCCTACGGGTTGGTTGGGCTCCGCCCTCGTAGGTCGTGCCGCTCGCGCTGTGGCGCTGTTCCTGCGTAGGGCATTCCCCACTGCCATCGCGATGTAGGTGTACCGTTCGCGGCAGCAGAGGAGCCAACGGGCCACCTCGCGGAGTAGCCGGTCTTCGGACCGACCGTTCCGCAAGGTGGCCCGTTTTTTGCGTTCAGGAGGAGTGCGTGGGACTGCGAGCAAAGCGGCTGAAGGGGTTGAGCATCGGCGAGACGTCCGGCGTCGACCACCCGGCGCACCTCGCCGAGGGGTGGATGGTGCTCAAGGCGGCGGAGGACGGCGACATCACGGTCCTCGGCGACGAGGACGACACCGACGACGGCGTGGCCAAGGCGTTCACCCCGGGCATGGTCGCCGGGATGTTGCGCTCGGCGATGTCCAGCCTGCCCGCCGACGCCAAGGCCCACGCCAAGGCCCTCCTCGCCGCACTGAAAACGACACCCGCCAAGAAGGGAGCCGGCATGGCCGACGACAAGGACGACGACGCCAGCGACCTGGCCACCTGGAAGGCCCGAGCCGAGAAGGCCGAGGCCGACCTGGCCGCCGCCCGGGTCGTGGACCCCGCGGGCCAGAGCGACGAAGCGGCGCTGGCCAAGGCGCTGGGCGATCTGCCCGAACCGTTGCGCAAGGCGTGGGAGGCGAACGCCGCCAAGGCCACCAAGGCAGAGGCCGACGCCGCCGAGGCCGAGAAGGTCGCCAAGGCCGAGCGCGACGCCCGTCTCGAAGCCGAGTACGTCGCCAAGGCGCGCACCGACTACGGGCACCTACCCATCAAGGCCGAGGCGCTGGCTCCGATCCTGCGGGCGATCGACGAGGGTCGGCCGCTCACGGACGAGCAGCGGGCGGAGCACACTCGGGTCTTCCGAGCCGCCAACGAACAGGTCCGCTCCGGCGGAGTACTGCGGTCCATCGGGAGCGGCCACGGAGGCGACGGGGACGGCTCGGCGTACAGCGAGATCGTGGCCAAGGCGACCGAGCTGCAGACCGCGGCGGCGGGCGCAGGATCGGACATGACCCGGGAGCAGGCCATCGCCAAGGCCAAGGAGCTGCACCCCGACCTCGCCCTGCGCCACCGCGACGAGATGCGCAACAGCGCCTCGGCCTGAAAGGAGCACGCTCATGGCATACGGACAAGACGGCGGGCGGGTCGCCTACCCCGCCGACGCCGATTTCTCGGCCACCGGGCAGTACCGGGCGGTGAAGCGCACGGCGACCGGCATCGACCTGTGCGGCGCCAACGCCGCCGACTTCCTCGGCGTGCTCATCGACAACCCGGCCCTCGGCGCGGCGGGCACGGTGCAGACCCGCGACGCGGCCAAGGTCGCGGCGGGCGGCGTCTTCGCAGCCGGGGTCGCCCTCACGACCGACGCCGACGGCCGCTTTGTCGCAGCTGCCGCGGGCGAACACGTCTGCGCCAAGGCGCTCGAGGCCGGCGCCGTCGGCAACCTGACCACCGTCGAGCTCACCGCCGGCACGGCCTGAGCCGAGCAGAGGAGCCAACGTCATGCCCGATCCCACCGTCTCCGATGGCCACGTCGACCAGCTGCTCACCGACCTGTCGGTGTCGTTCATGCAGTCGGCCGAGGTCTTCATCGCCGACAAGGTCTTCCCCGTCGTCCCTGTGGCGAAGAAGTCGGACCGCTACCGGGTCTACCCGCGGGCCTACTTCGCCATGGACAATGTCGGCCCCCGGCCCATCGGCGGCTATCCCCGCCGCAGCGGCTACCGGCTGTCGTCGGACTCCTACAACGCCGAGGAGGAGGCGACCGAGGGCGTCATCGACGACCAGGAGCGGGCGAACTGGACGCCGCCGGGCGACCCCGAGCAGTCGCTCGTCAACCGGCTGACCGAGGAGCACCTGATCCACCGCGACCGGGCGTGGGCGAGCGCGTACTTCCGCTCGGGCGTGTGGGGCACGGACTTCACCGGCGTGGCCGCTGCGCCGGGCGCGGGCGAGTTCTTGCAGTGGAACGACGCCGCCTCGGACCCCCTGGGCCAGGTCGACGATGACAAGATCACGGCGGCCCTCAACGGCGGATTCGCCCTGCGCACTTTGGTGCTCGGAGCCGTCACCTACATCCGACTGAAGAACCACCCGGACGTCATCGCCCGCCTGGCCAACACCGCCACCCGCATCGTCACCCGCCAGGTGCTCGCCGCGCTGTTCGACGTCGACGAGGTGCTCGTGCCCATGGGCGTCGTGAACAACGGCCCCGAGAAGGAGACGGTCGCCGCCACCGAGGCCGCCGCCGACTACCAGTTCATCTGCGGAGCGAAGGACGCGTTGCTGGTCTACTCGGCGCCGCAGCCGGGCCTCGACCGGCCCTCGGGCGGCTACATCTTCGCCTGGGACGGCCTGTTGGGTAATGGCTCGTTCTCGCTCTCGGCGGTCAACCGGGGCCGTGACGACCGGGCCTACTCCGACTGGTTCCACGTTCGGCAGGCCAACGACATGAAGGTCGTCGCGCCGGACCTCGGCATCTTCTACGAAGACGCCGTCGCTTAGCCCTGTCGTGGCCAAGCCGTCATACATCTTCGGGCGGGCGTCGACGGTCTTCGGCGTTTACTACGCCATCGGCGACGCCGTCCCGGGCAACCTCGACGAGGCGGTGATCCGCCGCCTGCTGCGGTCCGGCGTCATCCAGCTCGGCTCGCCGTCCCACGCCTCCCAGGAGCGCCGCCGTACACCGGCCAAGCCCAAGCCCAAGTCCGCTGCGGCGACCGACGAGGAGCCTGAAGCCGACGAGGAGCCTGAAGCCGAGAGGACCGAGGAACCTGCCCCGACAGTGCCGGTCGCATCTGCGGCGACGGTCGAGGAGTCCACCACCGCGCCCGACTCCACCGCTGAGGTGGCCGAGGGTTCTGTGACAGCGAAAGACGAGGACTGATGCCCGCGCCCCGCAGCCTGTTCGCATCCCTGTTCCGTCGCAAGGGCTCGCTGCTCGTCGGCTCAGGGCCGTCGGCGCCGGTCGAACTCGTCGTCGGGCCGAACGGCCAGGTGCTCACCGCCGACTCGACGCAGCCCGCCGGCGTCAAGTGGGCTCCGGGCGGCGGCGCAGGCGGCGTCCAGTCGGTCG